CGTGCTATCCAAGAGAACTTCGAGACTCGCTTCCTTGAAGTTGCTAACGCTGGTCAGGTTGATGCCGATCCGAACACCATCAACGGTTTCCCGCACCGTATTGCGTCTTCTGAGATCAACAACGTGTTCTCTCTGTCTCAGCTGATTGCTATGCGTCTGGCCTTCGACAAGGCTAACGTACCGGCTGAAGGTCGTGTCTTCATTGCAGACCCGGTTGTCGAAGCTACCCTGAATGGTCTTGTTTCCATTACTCAGGACGTTACTCCGTTCGGTGCTCAGATTCTGGAACGTGGTCTGGCTTCTGGTCAGCGCTTCCTGATGCAACTGTACGGTTTCGACATCATCACTTCAAACCGTCTGCCGAAAGGCGACTTTGGGGATGGTACTACTACCGTTACTGGTGGTGTTGCTAACATCGCAATGTGTGTGATGGACGACCAGACTAAGCCTGTTATGGCTGCATGGCGTCGTATGCCGAAGTCTGAAGGTGAGCGTAATAAGGACCGTGCTCGTGATGAGTTCGTTGTCCGCTGCCGTTATGGCATGGGTGTTCAGCGTACTGATACCCTCGGTGTTATCATCACCTCAGCCTCTAACTACTAATTCTTAGGAGAATAGATAATGGCATATGAAACTTCAGCCTTTGGCTCTGCTGATGGGTCTAATGTAACCTCTGACGTTAGCAACCACTATGGTGCCCGTCAAGTCGGTAACCAAGAAGGTGTGTATGAGAGTGATGGTCCGCAAAACACTGCTGCTATGAACTTTGATGGCGACACTCTGGACCTTCCGGTTTACCTTCCGGCAGACTCTTATGTAACTGCCTTCATCACTGAGAATGCTACTGGCTCAGTCACTACCGCCACTGTTGGTGGTACTGACATCTCTGGTGCTGGTGGCACCTCAGGCGGTACTACTGATCCGCTGGTAGTTGGTCCAGTTTCTGGCGAACTCGTCATTACTGGCCCGACTGCTGGTACGGTTCTGGTGGACTATCGCCACGTTGCAGGTTAAGTAAACACGGCCCTCCCCTCTTGAGTCTACTCTACGGGAGGGTTCTGATATAAGCTGGGTCGGGTCAATCCCGGCTCGGCTTTTTTATTGTCTGGAGGATAGTATGTCAATAGAGCATAAGAATATCCCTGAAGATGGACTACATGAACCTAAAGGAATTAGTATTGCTTCAGCTTCTCGTGTATATAAATCAGACGGTGCTGGTTCCGGTAGTTGGGTTCAGGTAGATTCCGATACGCTGAAGGGAACGATTAATAACGCTTCTGCGGCTGATCTTCAAGTTGTCACAGATGGCAGTGGTGGTTTCAAAACTCAACCAACCCCTGCTTCTTCTTTTGGCACGATGAACCTTACGGATAACGCCACCACTAAGGCAGTTACCGCAGCTACTGATACCACTCTGAATACAAATACAGACTTCGTAGAGTTTGATCTGCCTATGGAGTTTGATTCCTTGCAGGGTATTACTGCTGGTCCAAACTACCTCACCATCGATCAATCTGGTCTTTACTTGGTGGACCTTTGGGCTAGTGTTAAGTCTAGCGTGAACGCTACTAAATTCTCCCTCAAGTTTGTTCTGAACGACACTACTTTCGTGACTCGTGGTCCTAAGCTTACCCTTGGCAGCCTTGGACAGATTTATAACATGTCAGCGAACGGTATTCATACCTTTGCAGCCAATGACCAAGTAAAACTTTATATTGCTGCGGACAAGAGTGCCAACATCACCATCGAAGACATGACTTTCCAATTGGTTTATCTTGGAGGCGTCTGATGCGACTTACTCTTCTTGAGCTAACCCAAGACATATTATCAGATATGGATAGTGACAGCGTAAATTCTATCTTTGACACTATCGAGTCTGAACAAGTAGCCCAAATTGTGAAGTCTACATTCTTCTCAATGATTGCTACACGTAACTGGCCTCACCTTCGTAAAGCTATCCAGCTTAACCCTTACAGTAATGATGACTACCCTACCCACATGAAAGTGCAAGAAGATGTAAAAGAACTCATCTTTCTTAACTATGATTGCGCTAGGGTAGGAGAGGATAGGAAACTCTACCAAACTATGCAATGGCGTAGTCCTGAAGATTTCCTTAAGATCACCAATGCTCAGAACAATGATGATGATAGCGTAGATGTTATCATCGATCCTACTGGAATCGAGCTTCTTATCCGTAATGATGTTAACCCCACCTTCTATACTTCTTTCGATGATGAGACCTTAGTATTCAATGCTTACAACAAAGAGCTTGAAGACACTCTCCAAAATAGCAAAATCCAAGCGCAAGCCTATGTATCTCCGGGCTGGTCACACACTGATTCGCATATCCCAGACTTGCCTGAGGAAGCTTTCCCAGCACTAGTGGAGGAAGCTAAAAGCAGGTGTATGTTTCGTCTTAAGCAGATGGAAGATCCTAAGGCTGAACAAGAGTCTCGTAGGCAACAGAGGTGGCTCTCTCAGAAGTCTTGGAAAGTTAATGGTGGAATCAAATATCCCGATTATGGTCGGGGAACAGCAAAATACCGTAGAGACCCAACATTTAGAAGGAACAACTGATGGACTATAAAGGCTACAAAATCCAAGGAGACGGGACATTCGGTCTATACGAGGTAAAGCCTCAGGGACGAGGAACTGTTCCTAAGCCTCTCCGGGGCAAGTATACTAATACACGAGAAGCCTGCGAAGCTATTGACCGATACGAGTCTTCAAAAGATAAGGGGCGTAAGAATGGCAAGACAACAGACCAAGGCGGAGATTAATACCTTTGTACGAGGATTAATCACTGAAGCAAGCCCTCTTACCTTCCCGGACAATGCCTCCCTCGACGAAGATAACTTTGTTCTCAATAGGGATGGGAGTCGCCATCGTCGCTTGGGAATGGACTATGAGAGTGAGTTTGTAGAAGTAAACACTGGGATTAATAACACTCCTACTGGGGAGTTGGCTTTTTCTGCGTATACGTGGAAGAACGCTGGGGGGAATGCTGCTAAAAACCTTGTCGTTGTCCAGACTGGTACAGTGATAAAGATTTTTGATGTGGATGTTACTCCCCTGTCTAGTGGGCTCATCTACACAAAAGATTTCACTACAGCAGAAGATACCCAAGTCTTTTCCTACACCGTAGTAGATGGTATTCTAGTTGTTGTTACTGGGCAGAAAGCCCTAAATATCTTTGAGTATGATGATGGTTCTATTACCTACACAACAAAGAATCTGAAAATTAGGGATCAGTTTGGTGTAGAGGATACAGTTAATGGGGAGAGCCTCTTAGAAGGAATAGGTATTACTAAACGTCCATCTTCCTTGACTCAACAACATACTTATAACCTTAGGAATCAGACTTTCGGCACCCCACGTAGGGTTATTGCAACTGAGTATGATCCGGGGGTTACTGACCCAATTTCTGGCTTCTACGGAAGGGCTGGGAAATACCCTTCTAACGCAGACAATGTTACTTATGCGTTGGGGGCTTGGCTCCAAGGACAGGAATCTAAAGATAGTTTCCTAGTAGATCAATTAATTAATAATCCTCCCGGATCATTCCAAGCCCCAAAAGGGTTCTTTATTATTGATGCTCTGGAAAGGGGGTCTTCCCGTCTATCTGTTATTCAAGAACTATATGGAAATAACCCAGAACTCTCTTATGGAGTCTCTTCTCTTCCTGCTGATAAGACCCCCGGAGGAGCTACTTGTGTATCTGAGTATGCCGGTCGTGTATGGTATTCTGGCTTTTCTGGTTCAATTATAGACGGGGATAGCCAGTCTCCTAAGTTCTCCTCCTATGTACTATATAGTCAGCTTGTTCAAGACCCATCTGATATCAATAAATGTTATCAAGAGGGCGACCCAACTTCTGTAGAAGCGCCAGACCTAGTAGATACAGATGGCGGGTTTATCCGAGTAGACGGGGCTTATAACATACAAAGTCTCATTAATGTAGGATCTGGTCTTGTTGTTCTAGCAGAGAATGGTGTGTGGATGATTAGCGGTGGCAGTGATTACGGATTTACAGCCACTAACAATATGCGTCGTAAGATTACGGACAATGGGACTAATTCTCCGGGGTCAGTTGTCGTAGTAGATAATACTGTGATGTATTGGGCAGATGACGCTATTTACCATATCTCTCCTAATCAGTTCGGGGACTACGAAGCTAAGAACCTAACCCAAACAACTATTCAGTCTTTCTACGATGAGATTTCTCCCCTAGATAAGTTATACGCTCAAGGTGTATATGATAGCTACGAGCGAAAAATCCGTTGGGTCTACCAGAATAGGTTGCAATCCTCTGATCCCAGCAGGGAACTTATTTTTGATCTAACACTAGGAGCATTCTATACCTCAACAATCAGTCAAATTGAGGGTAGTTCTCACCCAAAAGTAGCGTCTCCTATAGAGATTAGCCCTTATAGGCTAACTAGTGTTACAAATGAGGTTATCCACGAAGGAGAAACTGTTGTTTATGGTGGTATAGAGGTGACACAGGATGTTACTTTAAGGGGACAGAGCACAAAAGAGACTGCTTACTTGACAATTACTAGTTTATCCCCCCTGACTTATACCTTCTCATTGTATAAGGACGTTACTTTCAGGGACTGGGTTGGCGAGGATGGCGTTGGTGTTGATGCAGAAGCTTACCTAGTCACTGGCTACCTTAGCGGGGAAGACTTTATGCGTCGTAAGCAGGTTCCTTACATCAACTTCCACTTCATGCGTACTGAGGATGGATTCGAAGAGGATAGCACTGGTAACCTTTACCCTATCCACCAATCTTCTTGTAAGGTGCAGTCTCAGTGGGCTTGGGCTAATTCTGCCAATTCCAACCGTTGGGGCAGGGAGTTTGAAGCTTATCGCTATCGGCGTCTGTACATGCCTGTTGGGGTTAATGACGATTTCGATAATGGCTTTAGGGTAATCTCTACTAAGAATAAGCTTCGAGGACATGGAGAGGTCTTGTCCCTCAAGATGACAACCTCTCCCGAAAAGGATTGTAGACTTCTAGGTTGGAGTATGATTATCGGAGTGAATGGAAATGTCTGAAGTTGAAATCTACAATGATGGTAACTTCACAGTGCAAGTAGAGGAACAGGAAGGGATTATGTTCCTCCACTGCCAAGCTGAGGAGTTCAGTAAGTCCATTTGGAAGCAGATGAAAGTAGTTATGGAAGAGATTAAGTTGGCTTCCGCTGCTCACGGGTGGGAAGAAATGTTCACATATACACGCAATGGCAAGTTTGCTAGGCTTCTTGGTGCAGAACCAATTGATAAGTTTGAATTGCGTGGGGAAGAATATGAGGTGATGAGATGGCCGCTGCTGTAGCTGCTGCCTCATTGGCTGTAACAGCCGTGAGTGCATATAAACAACAACAGGCTGCTTCTGATGCTGCTAAAGCACAAGAAGAAGCTCAGGGTATTCAACAGGCTGCTTCCGAACAACGGGCTCGTAGGCAGCGTAGGCAACAGATTCGTCAAGAGCGTATTCGTAGGGCCCGAATCCTTCAGGCTAGCGAGAATACCGGGGTTACTGGTAGCTCTTCTCAGATTGGCTCTGTAGGGGCTCTCGACACTAATACAGGTTATAACCTTGGCGGGATGTTCTCCAATACACTAGGCGCCCAAGCTGTGGGTCAGGCTAATCAGGCTGCTATGGATGCCCAGACCAAGAGCAACCTTTGGGGCGGTATTGGACAAATCAGCCAGTCTGTTTTTGCTATGTCTGGTGGGTTCAATTCTGCAATGAGTTTATTTGGGGAACAGCGTACTCAACAGGGAACACAGTCCAATTTCTATAACGAAACATTTAAATTTTAAGGAGAGGATATGGCAAGCCTCGACCAGTTTACAGACACTTCCGCTGCGTCGCTAGACCAGTTCCAAGTAGAGGGAAATCTCTACCCAGTTAGTAATGAGAAATCAAACAAGAACCTAGCAGCTTATACGGCAGCCTTGTCTGGCAATCCTGATTCAGTCGAGGCTACTTATCTCCAAGCAGCAAACGATATGAATACCCAAGGTAAGTCTGAGCTTGTTCAGAAAGTTCAAGACCAAGCTAATAAACAATCTATGGGTATGAATCGAGATGCTCTCCTGAACATCATGGCTGACCCCACTATCCCTGATAGCCAAAAGCAAAGCGCTGCTATTGCTGCCCTTGATGCGACTAACGAGCTATATAATGTTCGTAACATGACTTCTGAAGCTGCTCTCATTGATGATAGTAAGGATGAGACTCACGAGTCAGAGAATGTTCGTATCTCTCTTGCTGATACTATTGACCAAGTAAATAGGGATAAGCTTAAACAGCAAGCTCTCTTGAATCGTGAGCTTGCTAAGACTGACTCTTCTACACTTAAGACTGGTGTTGACATTGCAGAGATGCTCATCCCTTTTGCAGAGTCAGAGAACGTAGGGGCTATTCTCAACAAGGCTAAAGGTGGGGACAAGGTTTCTCAAGTTAAAGCTATTGCTCTTCTTGGCTCTGGTAAGGTTGACCTGAAGAATACCCTTAAGCGCCTCCCACCGGAGAAACGTCAGGATATGACACGTAAGGTTATAGACCTGATTAACAACTCCCCGGGAGTAATTCTTTCCGACAATAACCAATTTGCTAAAGCTGACCTTCTGCGTACAATGCTGCAAGATGGTTACTACGACAACCTCGATAAGTGGGTGGATAATGTAACTAGCCTTTTGGATATGACTGTTCTCGGCGGACCTATTGCACGGGGTATTGAGTTCCTGCGTGGGGCGAGAACAGCCGAGAAAGCTGCTGGAGCAGGAAAAGCAGGTGGGGCTGGGGGTATGGAGGGGGACTACATTCCCGGCTCTCCTAAAGGCCCACAGAGTCCTTCTGGGGCACCTCAGGTTGAAGCTGGTGCAGTGGAGGGGGAAGTTGTAGGCAGGAAGATTGATGCTGGACAACTCTCTCAGGAGAAAGCTTCTAAGGATTATGTGAAGTCTGAGGTTCAACCTGTATCTCTCGCAGAAAACTATAAAGATACGAATCCAGAGAAGTCTCGTGCAGCTAATGAAGTTGCTGGACAAAGTGATGAGGCAGCGCAGGCTTACTACGGCACTACCCGTACAGAAGCTATTGCTAACGATGGTCTTCCCGAGATTCATAAATCTGATGAGTCTGTGAAGAACAAGACTTCCATTCCCGATAAGGAGACTAGGGCTGCTCC